CCCCTGGAAGTAGTAGATTCTACCCACAGAGCTTGTACCATCAGTTCCCTTTGATCCAGTGTAACCCAATGAACCCGTGAAGCCAACGGATCCTGTATATCCTACCGAACCCGTAAAGCCCTGGGAACCAGTATATCCAACATCGCCTTGGGAACCGGTAAAGCCGATAACACCTTGCGAGCCAGTAAAGCCTTGAGAGCCAGTATATCCTTGGATACCTTGCGAACCGGTGAAACCAATAACACCTTGAGAACCAGTATATCCAAGAGAACCGGTGTACCCAATGATACCTTGAGATCCAGTATATCCAATATCCCCTTTGGAACCAGTGTATCCTAACGAGCCACTATACCCAATGATGCCTTGAGATCCAGTATATCCGATGTTACCTTGAGAACCAGTAAAGCCGATAGAACCTGTGTATCCCAATGAGCCACTATACCCAATGATACCTTGGGAACCGGTAAAGCCTACCGACCCTGTGTATCCAATAGAACCCGTGTATCCCAATGAGCCACTATACCCCTGGATGCCTTGAGATCCAGTGAAGCCTGCCGAGCCCGTATAGCCAATAGAACCAGTGTATCCTATCGAGCCTGTATATCCTCGAGATCCATCATAGCCGATAATACCTTGTGAGCCGGTGAATCCGATAGATCCAGTGTATCCTATTACACCTTGCGACCCGGTATAACCAATAATACCAATCTCACCCTTAGATCCCGTATACCCTATAATACCCTGTGAGCCGGTGAATCCGATAACACCGATTTCGCCCTTTGATCCGGTGTATCCAATGTCACCCTGGGAGCCTGTAAATCCTGAGTTATCAGCCCAGTAAATAGCATCGCCGTCTGATACGAGTGTCTGACCAGGGTTACCTGGAGTGCCGTTGGCAACGAGAGTTGTGATAGATGAAACTTCGAGATTCGAACCAATCTCGAATAGAACAGAGCCGTTCGAGGTGTGGACCTTCTGGTCCGTAAGATTGATAGATAGTTCACCTGGGTTGATATACCGAGTATTACCAGAATCTAATGACGGCAATCTGCCAGAGACAGAGGTTCTCTTGTGGATAATCGGTGTCGTGTTCGCCATATGGCTTCCCCAGGTCAGATATATATCTTTATAGCACACTATTTAGTGTACTTTATTCTTAGTTTTATTTATAATGGAAACATAATGAAGATAGCTTTTATTGATACACTTGGCCTGACTTATGATGGATCTACTCTTAATAAGAGAGGTCTTGGAGGATCAGAGTCCGCCATCATTCGTATGGCACAGGAACTTGCTAAGATTGGATTTGATGTCACAGTCTACAATGACTGCAAGTCTGACGATTCGGTTCCTGGGTTTTACGACAATGTGCTATACTCCCCTCTTAGCGCAGCGAATCGAGCGACACGGCAAAATGATGTCTGTATAGTATCTCGCTCTGTAAAACCTATTGCAGAAGATTGGTCAGTAGTGGCTAATGCTAAGCACGTATGCCTTTGGATGCATGATACCTTCTGCGAAGGTGATAATCAGATCGAGTATCTTATCAATACTGGCAAGCTTCAAGAGATCTTTACTCTCTCAGACTGGCATACAGGATATGTCACTCACTGCGACCATGGCTTCCGTCGCAACTATGATATCCTAAAGAATCATATTTTCATGACCCGTAACGGTATCGGGAATATGAATCCTGGTTGGATCGATGTCCGTGACAAGGATCCAGATCTGTTCGTCTTTAACGCCTCGGTAACCAAAGGAATGGTGCCACTCGTCAAACAGATATGGCCAAAGGTCAAGCGTCATATCCCAACAGCCAAACTAAAGATTATCGGTGGTTATTACAAGTTCCGTGAAGCTGCAGGTCCCGATCAGCAGCAGAAGGACTGGGCCGAGTTGATGATGCAATACGGTGGAGACATCGAATTCACCGGCGTTATTACCCAGCAAGAGATCTCAGAGATCCTGCGCAAAGCCAGTTACATGATATATCCGGTCGGCTTTCCGGAAACATTCGGCATCTCTACATTAGAGGCATTGGCGCATAACGTACCACTCATCACATGCAGATTCGGTGCTCTTGAAGAGACTGCTATCGATCTGGCATCATGGAAGATTAACTATCCTGTTGAACCAAATTGGGCACTTCCATGGCTTAATCAAGATTCGCAGGTTGATATCTTTGTCGAAGCAGTAGTCAATGCCTACAATAACAAGTATATCCACCAGCAAAAGATGTATGCTTGCAATCAGGTCAAAGATATTTGTACATGGGATACGGTTGCTTTGCAATGGAAACAACATCTATGTAAGAAACTCGGCGAGTATATGCCTGTCAGGGAATACCGAGAAGTAACAAAGATTAACTCTCGTGTCCGTAAGGTATTCAACAGACGATTCACTAATGTAGAAGAGTTTCCAGTTGCTCACCAATCAAATCATAACTGGATCTATGTTATAACGCCGGTCTATAATGCAGACAAGTATATTAAACGATGCATGGAGTCTGTTGTTTCTCAGGACTACAACAACTACCATATGTTCATCGTTGATGATGCGTCTACCGATAATACTAGACAGGTTATAGATGAGTATCTAGCCGGTCTTCCTGAGGATCTAAGATCGAAGATTAGCGTCGAGACTAACAAAGAGAACATGGGAGCAGTTCATAATCAAATAAACACTATTCGTCATGAGTGCGGCAACGGTATTGTCATGCTTCTAGATGGTGACGACTGGTTAGTAAACGATCCTAACATCTTCCGTACCTATAACCAGGTGTACAATGATGGTGCCGAGTTTACATATGGTTCATGTTGGTCGGTAGTGGATAACATTCCTCTTATAGCACAGGAATATCCACCTGAAGTAAAGGCGACTAAGACGTACCGTGGTTATAAGTTCAATTGGAATATGCCGTACACGCATCTGAGAACATTCAGATCTTATCTGATGCATAACTATCTACACGACAAAAATGACTATGCATTCAAGGATGGTGACGGTAACTGGTTGAAGGCCGGTGGAGATACCGCTGTGTTCTATGCTATGATCGAGTATGCAAATCCGGATAAGGTTATTTGAATTCCTGATATCGCTTATAACTATAACGATGCGAACCCGATTAATGACTATAAGTTCAATGGCGAAGAACAGAATAAGACTGCTGGACATGTTATCAGTGCTCAAATTAATCAAGAAAGCGAACGAATTATTATAGAAACATTATTCCCTACGCCGTTCTTTCCAGGACAGGTTGATTTGAGGCCACTATGAAAAAGATCCTAATTGCTATTCCGACTGCTCGTTATATCGAGGCAGAGACATTCAAGTCGATCTATGATCTGCAGGTTCCGGAAGGATATGAAACAACCTTTCAGTACTTCTATGGTTATCGGGTCGATCAGGTTCGGAATCTTATATGTGACTGGGTTGCCCGTGGCTATGACTATCTGTTGTCGGTAGATCATGATATCACGTTCCCACCTGACACACTTGTAAAAATGTTAGAGCACAATGTAGATCTGGTATCGGGTGTGTATCGTCAAAGGCTTGAACCACAGGCAATAGAGATCTATGACCTTAAACAGCAGCGCATGACGATCGATCAGATCTACGGCAAACCTATAGTCGAGATTGGCGGATGCGGATTTGGATGTGTCTTGGTTCAGAAAGATGTCATCGTAGATATTGGATACCCACAGTTCGAGTACCACCCGGCTCTCGACCATGGCAATACAGTCAGCGAAGATACTGATTTCTGTAAGAAAGCAATGAACAAAGGATTCACACTATGGTGCGATCCTTCGATTCTTTGTGGTCATATTGGATCCACTACTATGCATGTAGAGATACCTAAGGTAAATCCTGTTCAGGAAAGACTTAGGTCGCTTTCCCTACGAGACGATCAGCCTCGGGACCATGTAGAATATCTTAAGAAGATGAACATCAAGCCTAAGGTGATCTATGACATCGGAGCATGTGTCATGCACTGGACAAAGGAAGCACGTAAGATCTGGCCTGATGCAAACATTACGATGTTCGATGCAATGGACCATACACAGTTTCTATACGAAGAGTCAGGCTTGCAATACTATTGCGGTGGTCCTCTGGGTAATGAGAACAAGCAGGTCAAGTTCTACGAGGACGCTATGAATCCTGCTGGCAACTCGGTCTACAAAGAGAATACAGAGTTCTTTACAGAGCAACACGCAGTCGAAAGACCAATGAGGACGCTCGACAGTGTCGTTGATGGAATGAAATTACAGCTACCAGATCTTGTCAAGATTGACGTCCAAGGTGCCGAACTCGATGTTCTGAAAGGAGCGGTCAAGTCTCTCGTCGACTGCCAAGACATTATTATCGAACTGCAACACGAAGAATACAACCTTGGCGCACCAAGGGTCGAGGAGGTATCTGAGTATTTGAATAGTATTGGATTTGAGCTAGTGGCGAAGATCCACATCGGTAATGTGGATGGAGATTACCACTTTACTAGAACTCACCACCATCAATAGAGCCGACAAAGAACTCCTGGGTGAGCTCTTTGACTTCGTACTTATCGGTGGTTTGATTATAGATTAGCATAGCACCTTCTGTAACGTTGACTTCATCAACATCTGGAAGATCTTCGATGCTGTTAATCTGGTACTCACGGAACTGATTCTTCAGAGTCAGTGTAGTAGGATTTAGAACAGGTGCATTAGTATCCACTTTAACAGTGAATCTAGTTTCTCTGTTGATCTTGGCATTTAATGTCATCTGGTCACCTGCGGTGTAACAGTTGCAATACCTTCAATCAGTCTGGTAACAGCACCATTAGTGTCTGTTAGTTCACAGTCATAGACATACCGTCCTGCCACAACATTTGCAGTTGCATTTGCAGTCATTGCTAGTGTAACTGTCCCGATCGTTGGGGATATTGATACAGTGAAGGAATAAGATGTAGTAGATGTATAATGTTTACGCATCTGTGCAACACCGGTATAACCAGTCAGATCAACAATATCATCGTTATCGTCAGTAACGTTAATTGTTGTTTGGAATGTACTTCCCTGATCTATTTGTAGGTTTGCTTTAATTGCCATTTATTCTTCTCTTAATCGTATGTAGATGCTTCTATCGATATGATTTCACTTACTAAAACTTCTGTAGTAATAGTATTACGTATGCTAGCAGTAAAAACGGCGTCTTGTGTTCCGCTAGTGGACGTGACTGACCACATTCTGGTGGTTGTGCAGGATAACCATGTATCAACAGCGGATGATCCCGGAGCAAAACTTCCCGATGACAACACAACTCTGATTTCATATTGACCCAAATTAGCTACGTTTTGACAAAATGGATATTGGTCGCCGCTTGCGCCTCCGCCCCAAAACACATACCCAGTCGAACTATTAATACCCCAGTCAGCTGCGGCAAATTCCTCGCCAACACCTACCACAGTGTCAGCGTTCAAAGTGATGTTGTCTAGAAAACCTTTCCAACCG